TTACAGTAGCATCGGTCAATTTGTACTGAAACGAACTTATGTACGTTCAGTACATCTGATTCGCTCTTCACTATTCTTTGACGCGCTCTGCACTGTTTTTGATTATATTTTGAGTACTTTCTTTATGCATGTTTTCAGGTATCTAAAAACCTGCTCCTTTTATTGAGGCGTATTTTACTACGTCTTTCCAAACGTTCCGTTTGGTAAATTGGCTCTCTATACGAGAGCCTTTTGGCCAGGATTATTCCTGGCCTGTACCCTATTATTTATTTATTATTATTATTATTATTATTATTATTTTAAAACATAAAAACTAAAAATTTATTATATTTTTATATTTGTACCATAATATTAACTTGTACCCTAGCCCCTTTTTAAGGGAGTTCTATCGTAGGTAGAACTTTTGCTATGATCCTAAGTATTTAAGACTTAACTCTTTATTCCGATATCCTCTAAATTGACGAGGTGTGTAAGGTAAAGAGACGTGTTCGTGACACGGGACTTCTACCACAAGTTAGTTGCAAAATGGTTTCCACCGGTTTAGGAAGTCAATGCCCTGATTGCACGCAGCGATGAAATGAGCTGCCGAGATTTGTGTTTTCATACCATTAAAAACCGGCCCCCTATCCCCATAATGGCATTCTCTCGATCGCAGAATGACGCTTCTATTGAAGTTGGATCCCGATCACCTATGACCTTACTTCGGCGCTCTCTTCTAAAGAGAGCACTCCGCATACGTAATGCATTTTTGCGAGTTTCTACTCGCACTGTTAGCTTTAGACGCACTAGGCGTCGCGTCGCTGTACACGAATATGTGTACAGCGTTCTTTCTCATGATTATGATAATGATAGCGAAGCTACTTATCAAGGCTCATTTGGACTCCCCCGATCTGAGTCTATTGAGCAATTGGAATCTGAATTTCCTGGCTCTATTTTATATAATCATGAAAGCCTACCTCTACGTAGGTTTCGCCCTGATTCTCAAGATATCGATAATTTCGTTACTAATTTTAATGAAACATTCGATCTCTTTGAGATGCATGATCCCTATTATGGTAGAGATCTTGAACCCTTCTATGATGGAGCTTTCTTTGATCGCTCCCAAGCGATTTTAGATCGCTCTTTTGGTTCAGATTCAGTTGACTCTGATTTAACCATGGAACAAACTTCTGGCTTTTCCGATATATTTTCTACAGTTTTCCCTTCAATAATGGGAAAAGACTGTCAATATAAAATTTTCGGTATGCCAGCTGATATTTTCCTCGGCTATCTAACAGCCTTAACAACTAATCCTACCATTATAGGTAAGGTTTCTACCTTATACCTTTATTTATCTGCTAGTAGATTATATTTCGGTTACCAAGAAACGCAGCTTCTTCTTACGAAGATGCAAACTGCTTTCATGGATTATATCCGATGCGCCCATGATAAAACTGTGGCTAAAGAAGCCGAGTATCATTGGTGGCGCCAATCACGTGGTATGTCATTTGATGCTAACCTGTCCAAAATAAATGAGTATTACTCTTATTTGGAACAGATGCATTATGGCAATAATAATACCCTTGAACCTACTAGTTTTACTCTCGACTCTCCTCTTGACTTTATCGATAAATTTATCGAAAGTCCTGAGGAGTTTGTGAAATCCTTAGTTGGATATCACACACGTCGTGTGGCAGCTTTTCTCATATTTTACGGAATTGTTCCCGATACCGTAGTTCCTTACGCCAAGTTCTTCAATCTTTATGATGAAGAAATTTCTTCTGGCTTAAAGGACCCTAACATGTTTGTTATTACTGGCCTAATAAAGTCAGTCTCATTCATGTTGAGAAAAGTTTTTGGTTCAGATAAAGGATGGAGTCCCAGCAGGGACCCTCATTCTTTTATTCTGAACGTGCAGTGGTTGTATAATTACCGATACAAACAATGCAATCCAGACGAGTTACACATGCATTGTGATTTTGTGTCTAGTCTCGTTTGGAAAGAAAGGTGTGAGAAGACTTATCAAAGTCGCTTATACCTTGGTAGAGGAGAATCAGACAATACCTCATGTTTGAGATTGCTTGTACAGCACTCCATGAGAGATATTGCTCACTTGTATGATAATTTTATCAATGCAAGTTCAGCTCCCCGCGACCCTCCTTTTGTTGTTGGTCTCGCTGGAGATTCTGGTTCTGGAAAGACTACTTTCCTTGCTCCTCTATTTTCCCAAATCATATTACAAGAATTTGGTTATGAATGCCATAACGCTTCTGAACATTTTCAGATTCTGAACGGCAATGACCAATATCTTGCCTCTTACAGGCCAAATGAGCACCATTCTGTGTTATTTGATGAGCTTGGAGCTTACAAAAACGCAGACAGAAATACCAATAATATAGTTGCTAATTCTTTCTTAGAATTTTGCAGCTCTGGTAAATTTATTCTGAATAGCGCTCATTTGGAGGAGAAAGGTAAACGAGAATTCAGGCCACGTGCCATTTTCATTGCTTCAAATAAGCAAGATTTTGGTTTACCTGAACTTGTTAACCATTTACCTGCAGCTTGGAATCGCTTTCATATTGTACTTGATGTTAAAATCAAACATGAGTACACTAATTATGATGGCGCTCTCCCAGTTGGAGGTATTAATCTGGACTTTTTACACGCACGTCGAGCTGAGCTCCGTGCAGAACTTGGCGATCGTGCTAAGTTTCATCCAGATTTTTACCCAGTAAGTTTTGGTGTTCGTACTAAAGGCATGAATGGCTTTAACGATCCCAAATCTTATATATCTTTTCAGGAAGTTATAGAGTATATTAGAGATTCTGCTCGTAAACATAAACAAACTGTTATAAACCATCAAAACAATACATTTTCGAATGTCACTGACATCAAATGTACTGCTTGTGGTAAATATGCTTGTTCATGTTTTGAGCAAACGTCTGGCTCTCTTGTAGCCCCTTCGTTTTTCTTATACTTCTGTACTTACCTAATGTACCTTTTAACTACTGCTCTGGTTTTATTAATTCAATTTTTAGGAATTAATAATAAGTATACCAGACGTGTCCAAGTAGCTCATTATCGAGCTATTTTGGAAAAACAGTATTTAAAAGTTTTGACTAGCATTGCTAAACAGAAGCTTTCTCTTAAACAGGCTATTGGCAAGTATTTGTACACTAGTTTGCGTACAGAAGCTTTACATTCCAATTTCCATGTTGTAGCTATTTTAGCTGCTCTCACTGGAAGTTATCTTCTTGCCAGATATTTAACTGGCGGTGAGAAAACTGAAAGTATTATTGAGACTTCTGGAAAAGCTCTTCCTAGATCTGATCTTCCTCCGAACCAACCTAGGGTTCCAAGTAAAGTTGTTTCCTCAACAAATAATATTTGGGGAAACAGCAATGTTTCGAAGACTATCTATGGGAAGGCTTGTGCTAGTCCTAAAGAACTCCTTATTTCTAAAATTTGGAGTAATACAAAACTTATCATGAATACTTCTAATGGTGAGTATGTGCATATTATAAATGTACATTCTTGTTACCATTTGTGTGTTCGACATTTTGTTGACAAATTAGGTTCTAGTACATTTGATGTTTTAGAGCCTATAGCTGATGAAGAAGGAGAAATCTATAGGGAAAAGATTCTTACTTTATCCCTAAAGAATATTCACGTCATCAATATTGGTGACGATTCTTGTCTTCTTTATCTTCCTAGCTTGCGTGCTGGACCTAGTCTTCTTAAATATTTTTTAGAGGACAAAGGTTCTATGCAATCTGTCAACGCTACCTATTTTTCGTATGATCCAAATGACTACTCCGCTATTGAAGTTGGCTTTGAAGGTAACTTCAGTAATTTTAATGTTACAATTGGAAATGATGTTTACTCACGACGTGGAATCGTGGGTAGATCAACATTCCCAAGTTTTAAAGGTAACTGTGGTAGTCCTATGATATGCGAACATAGATCCCAAAATTTTATTGTTGGGATAATTGTTGCCGGCGTTGTCGGCGATAATATTGTTGCTGCTGAACATGTTAATGGAAAGGTGTTAGTACAAGCGATTGAATCGCATGTAACACCTATCCTTAAACCTACCAGCGGTAATTTGATAGAAGAATCACCTAATTTAGGTGATATTAGCAAAGAACTACAGATGCCCACCCGAAATTGTAATTCGTGGTGGATGGAATCTATGGAGGTAGGTTCTATTAAAACCTTTGGAGTTTTGCCCGTGAATATTTCACGTCCAAGATCTAAAGTGTTTAATTTACCTACATTCAAATTCTTTGCTAAATATTTTCCCCCTGAATATCATCATAGTTTAATACAACCCAATTTTAAATCCTACAGGTCTGAATCTGGCCATTACTACGGTGTTTACCGTAATATGCTTGATCAGGTTAGTAAACCTGCAGTTAATTTAAATTTGAAACACTTAGAGGCTTGTGTTAAACACCTAGCTGAAAAGTTTTTCAGGGTTGATGAATTCAAGGAAGTTGAATTCTGGGACATAGATCACTCTTGCAGTGGGGCATCATACAATGATTATTGTCGTCCATTGCCGAAACATACTTCAGCAGGATGGCCCTTTAGTTGCAAGAAAATTGATCTATTAGTTCCTTCAGATTCCGAATACGCTCCAGCAGGTTTCGTCCCTAATGACGAACTGCGCTCAGCGATCGAGAACGTTTTATCTGTCTACGAAAGTGGGACACGTTACGACCATGTAATGAAGACCTGTATGAAAGATGAACCACGTGATAGGAGTAAAGTAGCAAAACGCTCTATTCGAGTGTTTACTGCTGCTCCTGTTGATATGGTTATCATTCAGAAGATGTTCTTCGGATCGTTCTCCGGAATTTTTATAGCTAATTTCCAAATGACGGAAACTGTAGCTGGTCTTAATTGTTATAGTACGCAATGGGGTCAGGTCTTTCATAGACTCAATCGACATCCCAATGCGTTTGATGGAGATTTCTCCAAATATGATAAAAAATCAGCGGCAGTAGCCCTTAGTGGGGCCTATTCTGTCATGGTTAATGTTATTCGTAGTGTTTTTAACATTAGCCTCCCTCAGGAGAGGATTTTCTCCGTTATTATGACGGAAATAATATATCCTATTCTTCTGATGGAGCAAGACCTTATTGGTCTTAATGGTAGCTTGAGCTCAGGAGTATGGCTTACTCTTATTCTAAATAATATACTTAATAGTTTATTAATTAGAATGGCATGGCTTGGAATCAGTGAGGACAAATTTGTTCTCGTTGGATCTCCAAGCGATGCATCGCTCGCTGCCAGTTTGGTGGACTTTGAAAGAAATGTGGAATTTACAGCTTTAGGAGACGATAATTTATACACCGTTTCTGATCAAGCTGTTGAATTTTTCAACTTTCAGTCTATTCAAGCATACTTTAATCAAGTCGGATATCAATATACAAACGCTAGCAAGACCGTGGACCCTCGCGGATCTACTAATATTTCCGAAGTTTCTATCGGAAAACGAAAATTTGTATATGATCCTGAAATTGATCATTACCTCTGCCCTATTGAAAAAGCATCTATTGGCAAAATGTTAACTATTGCGTTGAACGATGGTCCTTTATCTGATAAAGAAAAGGTTATCGCTTCTGCCCAAAGTGCCATGTATGAATTTTTCCAATATGGTAGAGATGAATATAATTTGAATATAGAACGTTTGAGGTGTCTTATGAATGATTGTGATTATTCTATGAATTATTACAGTTATGAAGAGATGCACCAACGTATTATTAAAAATAATGAGACTTCGTGGACGAGTTTCATTTTTGATCTTATTGAAGATAAAACGTTCACAGTTTAGGAGGTTACTTAATATCTCGGAGTATCATAGCCCTATTTTGATTATAAAGTTTTGTACACTAATATCAATGGCTTGAAATTTGAAATGATACTTGACGCGCGCCCTCGCTGGGCATATATTTTATGGATAATGAATCAAAATCTTATACAAAACCACAGGAACAAAATGACAATATTGTTCCTAATTTGTCTGGTGATCCCGATGTGCTACTTGGAACACATGTTACTGAGTCAGATGGGAGTCAGCAAATTGAAAATACCACAACTGTTGCCGGAACCAGTTACACTACCAACTATGAACCCCACATTGAGTCCTTCGGGGCTCCTAAGGAAATCTTCCCATTTACGAATTCCTTAGAACGTGAGATTAAAGTAACTGAAATTTCGATCACTTGTAATGGAAGTTTCACAGACACTTCCCTTGACATATGGTCGCAATGGTGGCAACATCCATTTATTCAGGACAAAATACGGAATTTCGCATATCTTAAATGTAATTTACATGTGCGTTTCGTTCCCAGTTTTTCTCCTTTCCATTATGGTAAGGCTCTTATTGTCTATTCTCCTTACAACAGTATTAGTACTGTGGCTAAAACGCCTTATGATACTTCTATTACTGCTGGTACTGAGAAGAGAGAATTTGCCTTACAATATTATTCATGCTTTCCTATTAAAGGTTATTTGAATGCCGCTGATAACAATGTTGTTGAAATGACAATTCCTTTTATGAGTTGTCGTAACTACGTTAGTGTAGCTGAAACACTCTCTCCAAGAGATGTTGACAAGCTCGGTGACATTCATTTTATGACTATGAATAGATTTCTGAGGGCTAATCCTAACGCAACTTCTAATGCTAGAGTTGCAGTATTTGTTCGCGCAACAGATGTCCAGGTCTCTGTGCCCACAGCACTTGAACCTACAGCTGGTAAAGCGAAACCTCAGACTAAAAAGCGTGTAACCTTTAAATCTAATGGCTCAGTTAAAGATGAAACCGATGAAGCTGCAACTGGACTTGTATCAGGTCCTGCATCTGCTATTGCAAAAGCAGCAGACGCACTTGCAACTATTCCTGTCATCGGAAAATTCGCTCGAGCCACAAGTATTGGAGCAGGAGCAGTAAGTAGCATAGCTCGTCTTTTCGGATTTTCAAATCCTGCTATGATAGCTGCTTCTTCTCCTGTCACATTAAAATTGTTTTCAAACATTGCCACCACTGTAGGTGGTTCATCATCGGTTCCTTTATCTTTGGACCCGAAGTGTGAGATTACAATTGATCCAACCGTTATTGGTGCTGACTCTAAAGACGATATGGCTATATCAGCCATAGTTCAGCGCGAACAATGGATTGGAAAGGGTAAGTGGACTGACGCTGTCGGCCAATTTATTACTGCAGGCGCAACTTCTTGCATCTGTTCCGTATTGGTCAATCCTACCGTTTGTCGAAGAGATACTAGTAGACAGGCTGGTATGGATATCATCCAACTTACCCCTGCCGGATACATTGGAGAAATGTTCCGGTTTTGGCGTGGTTCCATCTTCTATCGTATTGAAGTAGTAGCATCAAAGTATCATGCAGGAGCATTGCTTATTGCATTTGATCCTCTAAACTCTCTTGTCTCCACTACGATTGCTGATGTAATTCAGACAGATGTAACCCGTCGTTCCACTGTCATTCTTGATCTTGCTGAAGCACATGAAGTAGAATTGGAAGTTAATTATATTTCTTCCGAGATCTTTTTAAGAAATAGATCTATTTTAAATAATTCATTTGCTCCTTGGAATGACACAACAACAACCTTTGACTTAAATTCATTCGAAAGTGATGAAACAGACATGGGTATGTTGACAGTCACCGTATTAAACAGGCTGACTGCACCTGGAGACACCACTGTTTATAGTGGTGATGGTGCAGGCGTTGATGTTAATGTTTTTATGCGGTGCGGCCCTGACATGCAATTTGCACAACCGTCATCAGTGGATGGTTGGGAAAATTTTTCCTTTACACCTACTTCAGGTAACATCGCTATGGTTGATGCTCCACATGATGATGATATGCTTACATGTTTCGGCGAAAAGATTTTATCAATACGGTCTCTTTTAAAGAGATCATGCGTTGTATACATGAAAGGGATTAGTACGACTTCGTCTTCAGCTAATGCTATTGCACAATTTAAGTTTCCACACTTTTCCCCAGAGCACCTTCCATCAGGAAGCTTTAGTAATTGTTACGAAAGTTTTCTAGCTCCATGTTATTTCGCAAAAAGAGGAGGGATGCGATGGAAATTCGTTTTTGATAATTCGGATTTTGTTTCTGGTGTCGGTTTTCTGTCTAACGACAGTTCCGGTGTAGCAATAATATCGCGAAACCAAAGCGATTCTGCCGTCACATGGACCCCAGCTTTTGTATATTCTGGTACATGGTCAACGAGTGTTAGAAGTTTATTTCCATCAGGCGCTCAAGGTGCAGAGATTACTCATCTTGCTTATAAGCCTGCGGTTGATATTCAATCACCTTTTTATTCCTCTAACAGATTTGCGTTGGCCGGCGCTTTGAATAGCGTCACTGCCACACACTTACAAGTTAATCCTACCATGGACCAAGTATTGTACACGGATATATCGGCATATAGTGCTGGTGGTCAAACTATGAAGATTACAGCTTTAGCATCTGCTGCTGAAGATTACAATCTTATCATGTTTTTAGGACCTCCGCCTATTTACTATCCATCCCCC